CTGTTACAAGAAATATTGGTTGCGTTAATGGTCAAACAATACAAGAATTTGCAGGTGACTTAATATTTCTAGGCCCTGACGGTTTGCGTACCGTTGCAGGTACAGCTAGAATCGGTGACGTTGAACTAGGTACTATAAGTTCGCCTATACAGTCTATCTTTAATGAAAACTTAACAGACTCAGACGAATTTGTTAGTCTTATTATTCCTGAAAAAACACAGTATAGACTTTTCTTTTCCAAAAGCACACAAGCTGAAGCAGCCACAAAAGGTATTACAAGTGTTTTACGAGATGGTAATAGATTTGAGTTTTCTGAACTTAAAGGTATAAGACCTGCTTGCACCGATACATTTGTTAGAACAGGTGACGTTCTTGTTTTGCACGGATCATACAATTTAGGTTTTGTGTATAGACAAGAAAAAAGCAAAGGTTTTGATAATGTTGTTACAAATTTAAACGGCTCTCATAAATACGCAACAGCTATAAATGTTACAGACGGTATAAACGCAACTACTACTACCATAACAGTTGACACTACTGCCGCAACGTCTTCAACACTAGCTTTTCCTTCATCAGGAACTTTATTTATTGGATCAGAACAGGTAACATACACAGGTAAAACATCTACAACTTTTACAGGATGCACTAGAGGGGCAAACAGCACAACAGCACAAACACACGCAGATGATAAAGTAGTAGAATTAGACCCGTCATACATTACAACATTAACAGTGCCAAGTACTTCTGGGTTTGATAGTTCTAGCGGTCTTTTGTTTATGGGATCGGAGCAAATAACATATACAGGAACTACCTCTACCACTTTTACGGGATGCACTCGTGGAGCTAATAACACAATAGCTTCTCAACAGTTAACGGGGGCAAAAGTAACACAATTTAAAGCTATAAACGGTGTGTATAGAAGTCCTGATTTAACATTTCAAGACGCAGGCGTTAGAAAACATTTTCAACGTGTGTTAATAAACTATAAACCTGAATCTACTATTGACGCAGATTTGTTCTTACGTTACGATTTTAACGATCCTCAAGCAAACGACCCTGCTGCCTATCCGTTTGATATATCCGACATAGGTGCGATTTATGGTACAAGTAAATACGGAGATGCAAAGTATGGCGGTGTTAGTCAACCGTTAGTACGACAATCAGTAGAAGGATCGGGTTTTGCGGTTGCATTAAGAGTAGTGGACGGTGGCGTATCAGCACCCTATTCACTTAAAGGGTTTCAATTAGAATACCAAATAGGAGCGAGAAGATAAATGGCAGGTTATACTAGACAGTCCTCATATTCGGACGGTGATACAATTACAGCAGCCCACACTAATGATGAGTTTAATCAGTTAGAGGCAGCCTTCAATGCAACAACAGGTCACGATCACAGTGGTGCAGGCGAAGGTGGTCCTATTGCAGGATTATTATCACACGGTATTACTTTTGGTGCAGGTACAGCAGGCACAGACATTACTGTTACCTTTGATGGTGAGACTAATGACGGTGTTCTCAAGTGGATGGAAGACGAAGACTACTTTGAGTTTTCAGATGACATACTCATGGCTACTACAGAAAAGTTACAATTCCGTGACACTGCTTTATACATAAACTCTAGTGCAGATGGACAACTAGATTTAGTAGCAGATACAGAAATACAATTAACAGCAACTACAGTAGACTTGAATGGTAATTTAGATGTATCAGGCACATTTACACTAGCAAGCACAGCTTTATCTAGCACCGCAGCAGAGCTAAATCTTTTAGATGGTTCTTCTGCAGGAACAATAGTGAATAGTAAAGCACTTATCTATGGGTCTAGTGGTGAGGTAAACGCAACCACATTACAAATTGCAGGAACATCTATAAATTCAACGGCTGCAGAACTTAATTTAATGGACGGTGGCACTAGTGCAGGAACAACTGCTGTTGCAGGCACGGACGGTATTGTAACTAATGATGGCGGTACAATGCGACAAACTACTGTTGACACATTTGATACATACCTCGCTCAAACTACAAAAACCCTAACGAACAAAACGTTGACTACACCTGTGATTGCAGAGATAGATAGTGGTGCAGATATTACGTTAGACGCTACTGCTGATATTATTCTTGATGCAGGCGGTGCTAACATCATATTTAAAGACGATGGCACATCTATATTAGATATAGCTAACAACTCCTCTGATGTTGAACTTACCGTAAGTGTCGCTGACAAAAACTTTGCTATCAAAGGCACAGATGGGTCTAGTGCTATAACTGCACTTGACATTGATATGGAGCTTGCAGGAAAGGCTACGTTTAACGGAGATGTTGTTGTGGGCGGTGACTTGACCATAACAGGTGACGATCTTATTATGGGAACTAATACGGCAGGACACATATTAGTTGCAGATGGTACTAACTTTAATCCTGTAGCGGTAACATCCCTTTCTGAGATTTCTACTGTAGCTAATGATGATGTATTCCTAGCGGTAGATACGTCAGGCGGTGGTCTTAAAAAGATTGCACGATCTGCTATTGTATCGGGTTTAGCAACGTCAGGTGCTATAGCTGATGTTGTTGAGGATACCTCTCCACAATTAGGCGGTAATTTAGACACTAATTCTCACAATATACTTATTGACGATGCACACTTCATAGCAGATGAAAACGGCAATGAGCAAATCATATTTCAAACAACAAGCAGTGCGGTCAATCAATTTGATATAACTAATGCTGCAACAGGCAATCCTCCTGAATTATCTGCAACAGGCGGTGACACAAACATTAGTTTAAAGATAACACCAAAAGGTTCTGGACAAGTTATACTAGATGGTAATGTTGGAGTTGAGTCTGGGCTGATTGACTTAAAAAACGCAGGTTCAAGGTCACAAATAAAGTTTTATTGTGAGTCTAGTAATGCTCACGCACAGACATTACAGGCTGCACCTCATTCAGAATCTGCGTCAAACACTTTAACACTGCCAAGTACAGGCGGTGATGTTGATTTAGTTTCAACAGCTTCCACAGCAACACTAACAAACAAAACCTTAACAAGCCCTGTTCTTAACACAGCTACAGTGGGTACATCTATCGTTCCCTCTAGTGCTGATGGTGCTACATTAGGTACAGCAAGTGCAGAGTTTTCTGATCTGTTTCTCGCAGACGGTGGCACGATACAGTTTGGTAACGATCAAGACGTAACGTTAACGCACGTTGCAGACAGTGCATTATTATTAAATGCTGCAATGAAATTAACATTTAGAGACAGTGCATTATCTATTAACTCTAGTACAGACGGTCAATTAGATATTGCCGCAGACACAGAAGTAGAAATAACATCTGCTTTAGTTGAAATATCTGCAGATGCAACTGTTGGGGATGATCTTACTCTAAAGTCAGACGCTGCGGTTTTAGGCTTTGGCGCAGATACAGATGTCACTTTAACACACGTTGCTGATACAGGTCTGTTGTTAAACTCTACAATGCAACTTCAGTTTAATGACGCATCACAGTATATCAATGCTCCTAGTGCAACAGTTTTAGACATAAACGCAACAGACGAGATTGAACTTAATGCAACACTCGCAGATGTAAACGCAAATTTAGATGTAAGCGGAACTTATACAGGCGGTGGCTTAATGACCACAGGTGGCAACATTGTAATACCTGACACAGGTAATATTGGTTCAGCTTCTGACACAGATGCCCTTGCAATCGCAGCTAATGGTGTGGTAAACTTTACGCAACAACCAACGGTGGCTAGTGCTGCTGTTAAGGTTGCAGGAAAAGAAACGATATGGATACCTGCCGCAGCTATGTATCCCGAAACAACAAACGGATGTTCAGACTTGACACAAGTAGAATTATCAAACGGACCTGAATTAAAATGTTTAGACTTTGCAACAGGGTCAGATGAACACGCACAATTTACAGTAGCTTTTCCTAAATCGTGGAATGAAGGAGTGGTTACGTTTAAAGCATATTTTACAGTGACGGGTACAAACACGGGAACAACAGCTTGGGGGTTAGCAGGAGGATCTTTCTCTGACAATGGAGACTTAAACACAGCGTTTGGTACTACGGTAGTAGCTACTGCAAAAGCTCACTCAGGAACAAGTAACGACTTAGATGTTACAGCAGAAAGTGGTGACGTAACTATAGCAGGTTCGCCTGCAGCAGAAGACTTGTGCTTCTTTCAAGTTATGAGAGATGTTTCTGCTGATGATCAATCAGGAGATTCTAGGCTTTTAGGTATTAAACTATTCTTTACAACAGACGCAGCAAATGACGCATAATTCATAAGGAGTTTATATGAGTAGTTTTGGATATAGTGTACTAGGTTTTGGTTCTTTCGCCAATAGATCAATAAGAGTTACAATAAGTAGTGACGTAAACAACCCAGACTTAGACGGAAATTCATACTTTGGATCTACCGTTTGGCAAGGTGGAACACCAAAGATACTTGAGATAACAAGTGGCACAGAAGTCGGTAGTCTAGTTATTCCCGGAAGTATGGGCGGTACGCTGACTATTGAAAATTCAGGTGATATACGTGGTTCAGCAGGATCAGGAGGTAGTGCAAATGCAGGATCAGGAGGAGCAGGCGGTCACGCAATAACATCTTCAGGCTCTTTCATTTACAAAGGTAAGTCTGGTTCAGAGCTATCAGGAGGCGGTGGCGGTGGAGGCGGTGGTGGAAGAGCAGGTAACACAAGCGTGACCAATCAAACATACACTAGAGAACCCCCTTCTGGACACGCTCCGTTAAGTCCGGGAGGTGTATACTATGCCAATCATATGCAATTTCCTGGTGGGCAAGGCGGTAATTTAAAGTGGAATGATAATAACGTAGGTGCGCCAAGCTACGGTTTTTCCGATCCTTTTAATTCACCTGATGGATGGTCTTATAAACGATATGGTAGAGTCCCTGATTGGAGTCACCTTTATTATATATATCGCTATAAAACCACTCAAAGCACATCTAACTATCAAGGAGGAGCAGGTGGTGCAGGAGGATCAGGTGCAGGATATGGTGACGCATCAGCAAATTCTGGATCAGGAGGATCAGACGGTCCGGGGCCTGCAGGAACAGGTGGAACAGGTGCAACAGGAGGTGCATTTGGAGCTGCAGGAGGTACAGGGCAAACAGGAGGACCTCCATCAGGTCAAGGTGGTGGATCAGGAGGTTCTGCAGGTAAAGCAGCAAGCTTTTCAAGCGGATCAATTACAATAGCAGAAAACGATGGTGACATAAATGGAGCAACAAGTTAATGAATAATGCAGATATTGATGTGTTAAAATTAGTAGATAGTAAGATAAACATAAAATTCGCTTTAGATCCAATTTTTGCAGAAAGGTACGGATTTGAAAATATTCCTAAACCTGCTGAAATGTCTAAGTTTTTCCCAAAAGAAAATAAGAGAAATTTATCATTAGAAAATAATTTTGGTAGAAATCACGCTAGAACGTGTGTGCCAATGATGGACGCTATGAATTTAGGTATAGGCATACCTCTTTGGTCAGATATGCGTTTTGATAAGGGCGTTAGTATGGATAGTTTTGATGGTGAAGAGTTTGGTATAGAAAGTGATGTCACGTTAGGGCAAAAAGGAATTTTAGGATGGTCTGACCCACCTTCACAATCGTCTAGTAAGTTTCACAGAGTAATACATCACAACCACTCTCAACTAGAGGGTATGAGCCTAGACCGTGATAAAATAAAACACGGGCCTGTTGATACAAAAACAGGACAAAGGAATTATATATATCCTAAGTTAGACTCGCCTTGGAAAATAAAAACTCCTCCTGGGTGGTCCGTTTTGTTAATTCCACCTATAAACAACTTTGATTTACCTATTCAACCTTTTTCAGGAGTAGTTGATACGGATGCAGGTTTCGGAACATTTAACCTACCGTGCTACGTTTCTGATAAAACTTTTACAGGCATAATAACTAAAGGTACGGTTGTAGCCACTATAATACCTTTTCCACGAGTGCAAAGAAAAATAAACCTTCAAGTGCAGGACGAGGAAGACGAGAAAGACAAAAGAAAGATGCGTTACGTTATGGAATCTGCTCATAGTAATCAATACTTAAAAGAATATAGAGACAAAAGGAGATAAAAGATGTCTACTAAATATACAACATCTGATTTAAACACCGATCAAGGTACAATACTTATAACTTTAGCGAATGGCAAACAAACTACTGTTCAATTACAGAAAGATTGGACTGCTGAAGACCTAGATGACGCAGTATGGAGATTTCAAGGGGGTGCAGGCGTTCCAAGTTTTCTTCAAAATGGATTAGAAAGAGACTTCACTCAAAAAGCTTCAGACAACCCTAGTGACTCTTCCGCTGAAACGGCTAGGGCAATGAGAGAGGAAAAACTAGAACAATCAGATATTCTTATGCTACCTGATTTCCAAGCTCTTATGACGGATAGTGAAAAAACATCTGTAATTGCGTATAGAAAAGAATTAAGAGGCTTGCCTGCTGCAGGAACAAGCAAATGGAATCCATCCTATAGTGGGGAAACATTTACGGGCGTTACTTGGCCTACAAATGTAGCAGAAACTATTTTAACTAAGTATAAAGACCAATAACTACTCTAGGGGGAGGTAACTATAGATCCATTAACGGTAGGGGCTGCGCTGTCTGCGGCTACACAGGCATACAACGGAATTAAAAAGGCCTTTGCTGCAGGACGGGAACTAGATGCGATGGCATCAGA